AGAGAGTTTTGCTTGCAACTAATGAAAAACGGTCGATTGTAACACGGTATAGATTGCCACCAGCAGGTAAAAACGAGCCTTGGTTTCATACGGATTTGGGACTGTGGTGTGGAACTGAAACCGTCACTCACTGGATGCCGCTACCTGATAGGCCGAAGGAGGAAGTATGACAAACTCACACGCTAAAGATGTTTTTCTCGCTGGTTACAAGGCAGCAGCGCCGCAATGGATTAGCGTTAAGGATCGGTTGCCAAATCGAAACACTAATGTATTAGCATGGATAAAATGCGGGACTAGCGAATATGTTTTTATTGAAACTGCATCAGGAGATCCTAGTGTGTGCAGTGGATGGAAACACTACAACAAGGATCAAGTCACCCATTGGATGCCGCTACCTGAGCCGCCGAAGGAGGAGAAATGAGCGAGTGGATTAGCGTAAAAAGCGAGTGGATTAGCGTAAAAGATAGGCTGCCTGAGATAGGAGCGGTTGTACTAGCTGGGAAGGATATTGGTACTTTTTGGGCAGTTGAGGTTCATAATGGGGTTTTTGCGGGCATCTGGCTCTCGTCGCAGTTACAAGTGTCCAAGTGCACCTATGAACATGCGGATTGGTCTGATGAGATCACTCACTGGATGCCGCTGAAGGAGGAAGGATGAAATCACCAGAAGAGTTGGCATACGATTACGGCGAAAAGTTTGACAACGTAGAGATAAGCAAAAACGACATCAACATAGCTTGGTATGAAGGCTACAAAGCAGCACAGGAACACGCACACGCAGCACTAGAGGAGGCTGAGGCTAAAATACAAGAGTTACAGGATCAGCTTGCTGACGCCGACAAGGTGATGCCGGATACTTGCGAGCATATTCTCGACATGAGCAAAATAATGGATGTGAATGGTTGGATTAGCGTGAAGGATAGGCTGCCGGAGCAGGATATGCAAATACTAGCATGGTCTGGTGGTTTAGGAGACATTCCCCCATTTTGTACTGGTGGATATGAGTTATGGAATTGGAGCATTAAATTTTCACCAAATGATTGTAGGTTGACTGGTATTACCCATTGGATGCCGCTGCCTGAGCCGCCAAAGGAGGAGAAATGAGTTGGATTAGCTTAAAAGAGCGTATGCCGGATATAAGCGATGGGATTGTTTTATTGTGGCTGACAAATGCAGCTTGTCCTGAATTTGTATTGGGCGGCTTGCTTAATTGCTACAGCGACAAAGGGCTAGAGACTCTTGGCGTTATTGATTACAACAATCCAAATGCCACACTAGCTCTGGACCAATTTACCCACTGGATGAAATTAAATCCGCTACCTGAACCGCCAAAGGAGGAGGAAAAGTGAACGCAGATATACCGCCCTTAAAAGTCTGGATAGAAAACAAGAACTTAAACGGTAAAGAAGGTTTTGAACATGGTTACGCATTTGCAATACAATCCTACAAAGCAAGAGCGCTACAATTCCACGTGCTGCTTGAATCAGGTGCTCACTTTCGTCATATCCCTCTGCATTGGCTTTGGCATGACACTATTGATGGCGACTGTTCTAAATACTCTTTGGACCTACTTCAGCTATGGGATTGTTTCAGTTACCGCCCCGTAGTAACTACCTTTGATATATTCAAAGGCTATCAATGTGACGCAATCCTCAAAGACAAAACTAAAGTGTCTGGTACTTACTGGTTTACGATTGATTGGCTGCCTGATTCTGACGCTGAATCTGCCTTCCTGTTCCAGCCAGACCAGAACAAGTGTGCCCACGTCATTCTGCTTGATAACGGACAAGTTGCAGCTTTGCCTACCAACAGAATCGTTTTCAAAGACGCTTTCTTTATCGGAAATAATCCGACTGCACCGACAAAGGAATATGCTACACTCGATACAATCTGGTCAGCAGAGGATTGTAACCGCTGGTCAGTAGCTAACAGTGATAAGATTTATTACTAATATGACGAACTCAAGGGCTAAAGGCGCCGCAGGAGAAAGAGAGCTTGCCAACAAGCTAAAGGAGCATGGTTTTACTGCTAGGCGTACTCAACAGTTCTGCGGTAAGGCTGGCGACTCAGATGTAGTTTGCACCGAATTAGCCGATTACCACATCGAATGTAAGCGGGTTCAGAATCTCAACGTAGACAAGGCTATTGACCAAGCTACAAGAGACTGCGGTGACAAAACTCCAATAGTATGCCACCGTAAGAACAACCGGCCCTGGCTTGTAACGATGTACCTGGAGGACTTTTTAGCTTTAGTCCAATGTCAAAAGACTACGAAATCAGAATGAGTGATTTACAAACAGAATATGTAAGCACGCCAGTGCTACCAGAAGTATTGCTATGGCTGGCTGTTATAGATAGAGCGATTGCAGACTACTGCTCCCCAGCAAAAGAGTTGCCAGACTTCTTCAAGTTAGACTTATATAACTTCTTTTTTGAAGATATTCCCAGGCCACATAACCTAGTTTATATCTGCTCTATGCTGCTAGATAGAGAGGATGCCGTAGCTAAAATACGCAAAAGAATCCCTAACTATTCACCGGACGAAAAGAATCGCTCCTACCGCTCTAGCAGTTTTTAGCGCTTTTTCTTCTTTTCAACGATTGACCAAGCTTGTGCAGCGCCGTAAAGAATGGCCCCACCAAGTACAGGCTCAGCAGCCGTAGCTAGGTTAGCAGCGTCATGCTCTGACACGCCTACTGTTACTAGCGCTCCAGCAGCTAAGGTAAGCAGATGGCGGAGGATGGATGCAAGAATGAGCGGCATATAGCACCTTCAAATATAGACGTATCGTACTTACAATTACGGCTTCTAGGATCTACAAACTTACCCCGTATGCAATTCATCCAGGGTTCCCAATAAAAGGATAAATCACAATGCCGGTATTTGGCCACCCATTTATTTAAGTTTACCGTAGCGCCGTCTATCCCGTCTAAATCAACTATACACGGGGCAGATAGGTTAGGATTAACTCCATGCTTTTCGCAGGTGAGTCCAGATAAGCAGCGTCGCTGGTATGGATTGTCCACAATGTTACAAGTAGGCAAAGTAGCAGATACAAGATTGGCAAGCACTCTTCTAGCTGGTTCATATAAGTCGCACTCCAAACATGGCGATACGTAACAGGTAAGCTCCTTGCCCTGTATCCGCTGCCTAAATCGTTCAAGTATTACCGCAAACCTTTTCCTTAACCTGCTTCTTGGATTCTGTGCCGCCCTACTAGCTGATGCCGCTGTATAGCCCCATAGTGCCTCATAACGGCCACAGCGCTTGTTTCTCATGCATGGGCTTTGTATCAGGTGGGCTCTTATAATCTTTGGCCTAGCGTCGCTTAATAGCCCTTCTAGGCACTGGCATTTATGGCCAAAGGTGTTCTCTAGCCAGCCAATAACTAGCTTGTCCTGACTCTGATACAGTCTATCTACCCCGTTACAGTTAAAATCCTTATGGCATACCCCTAACAAGCTAGGAGCGGCCATAGCTACAGGTGCATATATATGCAGCAATATGCATATAATATGCACAAACCTCATCGCTCTAACGCCCTATCCAGCTTAGCGTCAATCTTTTCCAGCCGGCCTTTAATGTAGGCTAGTTCCGTTTGAATAACCTGCACCTCAGCCGACACAACGTACTTATGCGCCTCCAGCTCGTGCAAACTATTCTTAACCGCTCTGTAATCCAGGCCAATAATAGAAACAAGTACACCGATTGCAGCCTTTATAATAATATCCAGCCAATATTTAAGCTCAGTAACATCGCCAGTCATTAGTGTACTCGCCCCCCTCCGTAAGAATCAATAATTATCAATTCTGCTTCGGGAGTACCCGCCATAATATCCATAAACCTATTAAAGGCGGATTTACTGGCTAGGATAGCCGACTCACTTCCAATTTTGCCAAATTGCATGCCAAGCAGGATGCAGCCATGCGTATCTTTATGAGTATTGCCCGCATGGAATAAGATATGGTCTCGCTCTGTTACGTCCATTACCTGCCAAGTTTTGCCAAACTTAGGGCTATTCCTTGGCATAACTTTATACCGTCCTACAGGGATGCAGCTAATCTTGCGTTCATTATCTCGCCAGGCATCTTCCAGCGTAACAAACTCAGGCATATCATTGATGCACAATACGCCCATAGTTGCGCCGTTATACTCTGATACTCTGACAAGCCGGAGTTTCATCCTACCGCCACCTGAGTTTGCAACATCTCAACCTGAGCTTCTAGCGCCTCTACTTTAGCTTGCATTATCTGAGCAAACTCTTGAAATGCTTTAATCATTCTAGCTTCGTTTTTACCAAGACCAGAAAGCGTCAAGTATCCATCGTTATTTTCAGCAACTAAATCAGGATAAATTTCCCTCACTTCTTGAGCGATAAAACCAATTTGATGACCAGTTCCATCTTTATAATCAAACTCAACCGGACGAAGTGCAAAAATATTTGCAAGTTGCGAAGGCAAATCAATTATATTTTCTTTTAATCTAACATCTGAAAATGTACCAAAAGCTAATTGACTTGCGCCATTTCCATTGATTTGCCCATTTCCTGTTCCTTGACTATTTATAGTAGCTTGAAGAAACACTTGCGAAGTTGTGTTATCATTATCTTTTTTATCTAAATACAAAGCTGGAGTAGATAAATTAGTAGAAGCTACATCAACATAAAATCTTCCAGCGGCGTTGGTAGAAATAGTGCTTTTTACATAAAATTGCGCATTAAAAAATGGAATAGCTCCTACTCCTACACGTCCATCGCGATCAATCCTCATGCGTTCAGTAAAACTGCCGGAGCCATCTGGAGTAGTATAAAAGACGAGACGTCCAGGCATATCGTTTGATGCCCCAGGAGCGCCATCTACTTGAGCTGCAATTACCGCTGCATCTGTATATCCAGTTCCGTTAGCACCCTTAAAATAAATTTCTCCTACGCTATCTCCGTTGCCAATAAGAGCATTTGTTCCAATCGTATTAGAATCTGATTTTTGTAATACTAAAACAGCGCCTTGAGCACCATTTTCAAATTTTGAAATAGTTAAATCTAAACCAGCACCACTTCGTGATATCTCAGTGCTGCCATTGACATCAATATTTAGCTTTTTAACACCTCCAGTAGCTACAGCCCAAGTATCAGCAGCAGGAGCAAACACGCCTGTATTAGTATCATTATTTACGCACAATGCTGGCGCAGCAGCAGTACCAGCGCCTAAGTTGGTAGGAATATAACCGCCCAAGTTAGGATTGCCGGTAAAGGCATTAGAGCCGTCTTTGTTGACGCATTGATTGATACCCGTAGCAAAATCATTATCCTGAGTATCATGGCGACCAGCCTCTATACCTATGCCAAGACTAGCATCACCAGCCCAACCACCTGTACCTGCATTACCTTTCGAGTAATTCCCTCCGCTCCAGCCCATACTATGCCTCTCTTTCGTTAGTTAATACTTTATTTACGTACAGCCTAGTTTCCATAGGCACTTTAACTGCTTGCATGATATTAGCCCAGGTAACACGTTTGCCGTCAGCCTTAACTTGTCTAATAGCTTTATCGATATTGCCTGGCCCCCAGTTGTAAGCAGCCAAAGCAATATCTTTTTTGCCGTACTTGTTAAGCATCTGTTGCAAATACTTGCTGCCACCCTCTACGTTCTCTTGCGGGTCTTTAGGGTCTACACCAAGAGCTTTAGCTGTAGCTGGCATAAGCTGCATCAAGCCTGTAGCACCTTTAGGGCTAACAGCTTCTTGTTTGCCGCCTGATTCCACTTTCATTACAGCCCTAACAAGGCTAGGTGGAGCAAACTCTTTGCCGGTAGGAATGCTGATGTTTTGCTTGCCTACTTTTATTTCTTGCTTTTCTGAAGAAATAGGTCTTGCCGGTTGTACTGGCTCTTCTTGTCCTAATGCTTTTAGGATTTCATCATCTGTATAATCAGAGTCGGCTAATTCTGAAGTTAAAGACGCAGTTCCTATCGCGCCCATGCCAAGCTGTTTGCTTCGCTTCGCTTTGAGCTGCTCTTGCATAATATCCAATCCCGCTGCCGTTTCTCGTCCTGCGGCTGCTCCTGCAACTTTACCAGCTTTCTCTCCAGCTTGCCTTGCACCACGCAATGCAGAAGTTAGTTGACTAATACGTCCAAGCGTTTCTAATCCTTGCTCAGGTTCTCTAAATAATAACTGTGCGTAGTTTTTGTAAAACTCATCATCTTGACGCCCACCTAGCATTTTAGACAGTAACTTACCAGCAGCTCCTACAGGGTCTTTCCCAGCTTGTATTGCGCTTCTAATAGCTCCAAAGCTTTCCCCTAAGGCTTCTTCTGCTTGTCTTAATGGAGTAGTAGGCGATCCCGCAAAATATTCTCTTTGCCCTTTTAAAATGTTTTGCTCTATTGTCAGAGGCTCAATAACAGAATCATATTTATCACCAAGAGCTGCACGTAATTTATTACGTAGATCTGGCGAGCCAATAATTTTATTTATTGGATTTCTTTCATCCTGTGCTTTTTCTACCGATCTTTGTAAATATGCACGAACTCCCGATTCCCACTCGTCAAGTTTGCCAGCAGCAACAAAATCATCTCTAAGGCTCGAAATAACATCAGCATCAAGAGCAAACACTCTCCCAATAGTTTCTGGTCTATCAGGGCTTACATTAGCCAAGAACCCTATTTTACTTTGCTCTTTAGCGGTTAAGCCTTTGGACATTTGTGCAAAGGTGCTGGTAGCCTGTGCGTAATCGGGCGACTCTTCTTTAATTGCTTTCATCAAAGCATTGCGAGCGTCAGTAACTTTGCCAGCAGTAAACTTATTATCTAACGATCTGGCCTTTCCACTTAGATACTGTTGCGCCTGATGCAGTACTTCTAAGCTTGTATCTGATTTCTCCGCAAGCTCAGGCAGTTCTTTTCTAACGGCTTTAATAGCTTGCTGTATTCTTGGGTTGCTTTGTACTAACTCTACTGCGCTGTCTGCGGTTAATTGTGGAGTACGCTCGAAAGCTGCTTCGTATAGTCCTCTAGTAGCTTCTTTACGAGCTACGCCTAAATCTTCAAGCAAAGACTTTGCGCCCTCTACAAGCCTATTAGCTCCAGCATTTACGTTACGAACTGGCGCAACCTTATCTAGTGTTTTGGTAATGCGATTAACTGCATTTGCGGCACGTTCTTCAATAGCTGTTTTTGCTACTTCAATAGAAGCTGGGTAGTTAGCAATCAACTTAGCTTGTTGATATAAAGCAGGAGAGCCTACAGCTTCGGGAATAAATACAGGTTTGCCAAGCTCTCCAGCTCTTTGCAATGCCACTTCTGCGTTTGGTATAGTTTCTGGCGCTGTTTGCGATAATATTTTAGCAAGTTGAATTTCTTCAGGTGTATATTTTGCGCCGCCAAATGTAATAGCGCCACGTTCGCTTCCTGCTGTTGTGCCAGCACGAGCTAATACGCCGCCTAATGTTTCAGTAGCATACTGAGCAGCCTTCCCAATTACAGGACTTGCAACGGCACCCACTCCAGCACCCATTATGCCGCCTGGTAATCGTTCGCCTGGTTCTGCTGACGCTGCGCCATATATACCACCCTGAACAGCTCCAGCTCCCGCCAATTTTGCTACAGTAGGCGCTCCGCCCCCTAATAATAATTCTGAAGCTAAAGATGGAGCGGCACGAGATGCGCCAAAAACTCCTCTTAATTGTCCTAATGGTCCAGTTGCTAAAGCGGAGGTAATTCCGCCTCCTATTTCAGAAGCTCCCGCAGTTATTGGGTAAAGAGATCTCATCGCTTCTCGCTCTGCTTGTTGTGCTGCAAGCTGTTCTGAATAGGAAGGACCACCAGCAAGCGCACTTAGCCCTGCTAAAGCTTCATCTGACAACCCGAATGTTAATCCTTGACCTGCATAAGATAAGGCGGTCCCAAGTCTCCCAGTTAAATCTAGTCCGACATTGCTTTGCGCTTGTTCTAAAGCTTGACGAGCAGCAGCAAACTCTGCGGCTTTATCCGCAGGAATAGTTGGCGTCGAAGCGGTCGGCGCACTTATTCCCAATGCTTGCAATACTTCTGCGTCTGAGTAGGCGTTCTCGTCCATTATTTGATTAGCCCTCTTTCCTTAGCTATACGCATTGCCTCTTCTTTTGTAAGAGCAGGTTTTTTGCCTGAAATGGTCGACCAAGGCTCTGCCTCACCTATGTATGAAATAGCTTTTTTAGGGATGCCCCGCTCTTCTGCTAACCCCTCATAAAAGTCTTTAGTTGATTTGTACCGACTCGCTTGAGACTCGTAAGCACGTTGAGCAATTCGCATAATGCCTTGGCGAGTATCTTCTTGTAGTCCACCTTCTCCAGATAACGCCCTGGCGAGCTCTCCCTTAAATCGATCTGGGATGCTCTGGCTTGCCATAATAGCGGCCTGCTCGCCTTCTCTTACGGCCATGCCTGGCTCTACTAATTGAACCGCACGACGAACTAGCTCTTGAGTTGCTACGGCACTTGGATCTTGTACCGCTTTAGCTACTACCTTTGCTGCATTATCTATCAAACTAAAGTTTTTTACCTCTGGCAATGCGTTAAATTCTTTACGAAGAGTATCTGCTTGATCGCGTCGATCTGCACTTAATTTTGCCTGTGCTGTTAATGCTTCTTTTTCTGGTTTTGTTAAAAGACGCTGTGCTTCTGGATTAGCTAAAATACTAGCCGGATCCCTTGTTGGTGCTAATGAAGGGAAAGTAGCTGCTTGTGGTTCTATTGTTGACGTAATATCAGGCGTTCCTAAAAGCGCTTCTCTTTGCTGCTCTCGCTGTTTGTCAAACTCACCAAGTTGAGAAAATGACATGCCTAAATCTTTGGCGCGAGCTATATCAACCTCTAAACCGGCGAGCCCTTGCTTAGTATCAAAATCTGCCTTTCGTTTTGCTTCTTGCTGCAACAATGCAGTTGATAACGTAGAAAGCCTGGATTGATTCATAGGGTCAGATACGCCACCAATAAACTCAGTACGAGCTTCTGGTGTTGTTTTTGTCATTAGCTGATTAGCTAGCGTATTAAGCTCTAGCGTATCTCTGGAGGCTTGCTGTCTAGCCTGATAGCCCAATAACGATTGAAGTAATACTGAGCCTAAGCCTATTCCTAAAGCCTGGCCTGTCGAGCCATAAGGATTGATTAGGCTAGGTGCTACCTGGCCTAGTGTTTGTGCAGCAATACCGTACCCAGTATCAGCGCCGGTATAGTTTAAGCCTTGTAATGCTTCTTCTAGTGTTGCCATATTACTTATTTATTCTATTCATTATTCCTTGAGTAGTTCCTGCTACTACTCCCTGAGCTACATTAGCCCAAGGATTTTGCTGTGCAGGTTGATTATAACCCGTATCTAACTGACCCATTTCCATACGGTCATATAGTGTTGGCCCTTGCTGACCACCGCCACCGCCACCACCACGAGACATTCTAGCTATACGTTCTGCACTAGCCCTATCGCCTCTTCTCATAGCCTCTTCAAATTGACGCTGTAGCATCGCTTCTTGTGATTGATATTGAGCTTGTATACCAGCCATATATGGCTGCTGGAGCACGCCCCACTGCTCATAAGGTCGCATAGCTAAATCACCTGTTTGGCCAAATTGCTGCTGCTGTACGCCATAGGCTGCTTGTTCTGCGGCTCCCATAGCTTCTTGGCGAGCCATATCTTGCCTATCAGTAAGCGCTTTTAGCTCTCTATTGTACTGTTCTCCGCCTGGGGCAATACCTCTATTGGCCATGCTAGTTTCAAAATCTTGACGCTGTTGAGCAAAAGCTTGAGCATTACGGCGGTCAAACTGCCCCATTACATTCTGCCTAGCTCGCTCCATTTCTGCTTCAAAGTTAGGCTGATATTGCTCGCCTTGAAATCTATTAAGCATATCTGCATAAGCTTTTCCTGCCCCCATAAAGCCTTCTTGCGTAACAGATTCTGGAGTTGGCGCTGCTGGACCTTGTGGCGCTGTTGATACTGGGGCTTTACCTTTAGACATATCCTTAGTAGGAGCTTTTGGCTGGCCTTTTAATACGTTGCCATATTGGTCTTTGTATTGACCAGGGCCAGTACGAGTCCACCTGCTAGGACCAGTTGCCGCCGACTTAGAAGTTGCTGGTGTTAAAGCAGGAGGTGGCCGTACCGCTGACTTCTGAGGTGGCGGGGCTGCCGACTTTTGAGGTGCTGGCGCTGCCGGTCTTGGCTTAGGGTCTCTTGCTAATGCAGTCTTTTTTGTTTGCTTTGCCATAACTATACTTGCCCACCTAAATCATAACGAATCTCAAATCCGTAAATATCAAGGGTAGTGTTTTTTATAGCACCACCAAACCTAACCGCTGCACAATGTCCCTGCCCTTTAACGGCGTACCTATCAAACGTATATTCTACGTCTGCTGACCAAGGACTCCCCCAGGGACTACCCCAAGGTGTAAAACTACTAACGGGAGTTGTAACATTTGTAACCACTGCTGACCGCTTAAAATCTGTATCTAATCCTAAGCTTAGGGTCACGCCTTTTTTAACTTTTAGCAACGGCCTGATATCTTTGAACGCCTTGTAATTTCCCCTGCTGCCATAAAAACTAAATGCTGTACGACCGGAAAAGTTAATGGTTTGACCTGATGAAGTAGCGGTAATTGCATCAGCTTGGCCAGTCTCTCCTTGGTAAACTATGCCAGTAAGTGAAGCATAAAACGGCTGTTCAAATGCATAACAGGAAGAGTTGGCGTGGGCACCGTCAAATAGCCTAAAAATAGTCCAGCCTTTAGTGTCTAGCGAGTAAACTAGAAAGTAATTCTCGCTGCTTGATTGCGGGACTGAGATATACACCCTCCTACCTCTAGGCCAGACAAAACCTGACCAATCATGCGAAAATGGAAACGAATCAGCAGCGGCAGAAATTATGGGATTGATTTTGCCGCTTACAACCATAAGTGCTGATGCAGAATCGCTTTGAAACAAGGCCGACAATGGCACTATGCCGTCTTGTGTTACTATCCAAACGTCTGCATCAACTCTGATAAAAGCCCTAAATCCTACCGGCTTAGCTATGTAATAATGTGCAACTAGCGACCAATCAGATGGGCTATTGCCACTATAAAAAACTATTTCACCTTCAGAACTACAAGCAAAAAACAAGTCTTGAGACGTGGAAGCTGTTTGGTTGGTATAGCTGCCAGCAAACAGCAAGTAACCGCCCTTAGTCATTACGTATTTAATATCAAGAATCTCGTCTAGCTTAGGAGAGCCGCCAGTGCCAGGTACATCAACAGAAGCATGTACCCAAACTGACATTGAGTTTTTTTGAACAAAGTACAACCTACGTTTCCAAGCGGAGCAGGTTATTAAATTGCTTAATCCAGCAGAGCAAGTAAAAGTAACATTTGCTGCATTCCCTGTCCCTGTATAAACCTGTGGCGTATTTATCCCATTACAAAGGTAAAGATTGTTGGCGAATATTTCAGAGTTGAATTTGCCATCAGTATGAGGAGTAGCGTTAGTTACCGTTGATACAGCGCCGCCTGATAATATCTTATAAAGGTTAGTATCAGTAGCAGCAATAAGATGCTTAGTTCCATCCGCTAGCGGCAACTCTCGTATAAAATTAATAGGCGTAGCTGGGATAGTAGTGCCGCTTGTATTGTACTGAGTATATCCTAGCCTTACAGACGGCGCTCCTGCCCCAGGAAACACGTTTACTAACTCCAACGCAAAGGATGGATCCATATTGTCTATTGGACTTAGCGCGTCCAGCCCGCCATAAGGCGGTGACATTGTGAATCCCTGAAAAGCCATTAGCTACCCTTTGCGAACTTGTGGCATTGTCATTGGCTGATACATCTGCTGCATCTGCTGATTATACTGATTCATCGCTTGCTGCTGATTGCCATACACCCCAGGGCTTAGGCGATACTGACCACCTTGATTCGCTGATGGTTGCGGCATTTGCGAAGCTTGAGGCCAACGATACATTTTATCCATTGGCATATTTGTTTGGTCGGGGCCAAAACCAGGAGCCCAATACATTCCCTGTTGCACTTGACGCCCTGGATTCATTTGACTGTCTTGAACAGCACTTTCTGGGGATACATTTAACTGTGGTTGGCGCTGAATTTGCTGGCCGACTTGCATTTCAGGATTAAAAAAAACAGGATCTGTTGGCATTGGGCTATTTTGTGGCGGAATTGATTGCGGTGGCGCTTGCGGTTGACGCTGAATTTGCCGTCCGCCTTGGCCAACTAGCCCACCGCTAGCACTGCGATATACGCCAGGAGATAGCCGCTGCATGGGCTTATTTTTAGGGTCTTTACGCAAAGCTCCGCTTAACTTCTTGCCAGATTCTTTCATTATTTTTTCTCCTCAGTTTTTTTATTTTTGCCATACGAGCGCTCTAATGCTTGTCGCATAGATGTTGCTTGAACCAACTTGCCTTGATCGTTGCGGTATAATCCTGCCGATTGTCTTGCTACTTCGCCTTTTTTTGGTCTAGGTACTACTGGGGCAGCACCTTGAGCAGCGCCACCTGTAAGCGTTTGCGCAGAGCCTAATAATCTGCCGTATTCACCTTGATTAATTCGATTGTCTTTTAATGCTTCGTCCAACTTACTTTTCATTAAGTCGTATGTAACTCCCTGCTGCTTGGCAAAATGTTGCATATTAGCAAGAGCAACTTGCGGATTGTCTTTTGCATTAGAAAGAGCGCCTTTAACGTAAAGCCTACCTAATGAACGAGCTTTATCACCAACGAATCCATAAGCAGCAGTTAAGGCATCGCCAAGTTCTTGAGTTTGATTAAAAGCTGTTGGATTTTCAGATGCCAGCTTATTCATAAACTTAGTATTTATTTTGCTACCATCCTGACCAAAATCTGCTTTGCTTCCATCAGCCAGTGTGCCTTGATAGTTTTCATCAAGAATGCCTTGCTCTTGCAATACTCCTCGCACAGCATCGCGCTGCATTTGCCCTTTGCCTTTAGAACTTCCAGTAAGAGAACCAATCGCTCCAGCAATTCCACCTACTGTAGCGCCTATTGCAGCTCCTAAGCCTAATGTAGCGCCACCAGTCATCGCATCTACACCAGCACCAATAGCAGCTCCAGAAGTAGCGCCACCAATCACGCCTGTTCTAGTGCGCTTTGCTCCCGCTGCCATATCACCTAATGCTTCGGCGGTTTGATATCCTTGATAGCCACCAGCAAGAATATTTAAGCCTGGGACTACATAGCCCCCACTAGTTGCGCCTGTTGCTACTGCAAGATTCCCAGCTCCTGCAAGTCCGCCAATAGCAGCCCCAGCCTTATCGCCTGATTTATAAGCTTGATAAGCACCATAGATTTGAGCAAGTGAAAGACCGCCTTGAGCTACTTGACCCCAATTTACATTACTCCAGAATCCAGGGTCATTAAGCGACTCCGTTGGCACTTGTTGCGTGCCTACTGGCGTTTGAACGGTAGACATTCCACCTTCAGAGCTAATAACTTGAGGGGTTGCAGCTGCTCCGCCTAAATCAACACTAGCACCAGATCCATCAACCGTTGTGGTAGGAGAAGGAACTGGCCTTGATATAGCTAAATTTCCACTTTCAGCAAAAGAGCCAGTTGATTGCGTAGTGCTATCAAATGCTCCTCTTACGTTTGGAAATCCTCTAGCAGCTTCATTAACTAACAAGGCTCCGCCAATAGCGCCTCCAGCCTGAGCAAGTCCCGCTTGTTGTTTTTGTTTAGCTGCTTCTGCTTGCTGCTGTTCTGGTGTTTTAGGCGGACCAAAAATGCCTACAGTTTGGTCATAAGCAACACGATGAGGATACCCGTTGCTAGTTAGCCAAGCATAATACGCCTTAGGGGAACTTCTAGCAAAAGGAGGTGCTTCCGGATTGAATGCTTGTTCGTTGATTGCCATTATATCCACGTCCCAAATGCTGCTATTCCACTTCTTGCAAACTGAGTAGGCCTACTAAACCCGCCCGCATAAACTACCTTTCCACCTTTAGTGCGACCGTATTCATCATGCAGTTGAGCTTCAAACTGAGGTCGAACTCCCTCTAGCCCATGTATTTGAGCAAACCGCTCTAAAATACCTTGCTCAAGCAATTTTTCTTGGAAAATACTTGTGTCTGTATCGGCTCTAAATTGGTCGTAAATGCCGTTGTAATAAGTCCATGTCACGCCACCATCTGATACACTTCCGGTGGTATGCGTTGGTGCTGTAGCCCCTGTAGTGCCACCAGCGGTAGTTACATAATAGTTGCCGTTATAAATACAGTAGGAGTTAGCTGCAAATGCAGTTGAAGCTACCCACGTTTTAGGGACTACTGAGCGGTCGGCGATATACTCAAAAATAAGAATATCACCAGAACTGCCAGGAGTAGGACTAATGAATACTTCATTATTACTTAACCCCCTAATTTGAAATCGTTGATAGATTGTTGGCATAAGTCCATAGCCTTGAATCTGAGCATAATCCTGCTCTGATATAGGGCCAAGAACGCGCCATCTAGTGCTTTGATTCCAGAAGGTTTCGTATTGATAATTAGAAAAGGCCGCTGGTAAGGCGTAACTTGATTGCCCACTTACCAGCGTTATTGAGCCAGCGGCGTAGCACTTGGGCCAGGGATACGCCTCAAAAATATCACGATTGATACGTTGAGCTATCGCTAAAAGCTGCTTAGTCGTAGTTTCTGTAGAGGTAAAAATATTAGACTCTACGGTGTAGCCAGCTTCATTAGCGACATTCTGTATAACCGTAGCTATGCTCATACTCTTTTTGGTCTACCTCTTAGTCTAGGTGTGCTAACAGGCTCATCATCTAACGGGTCAGAAACACGCTCATCACGCAAATCTGTGCCCTCATTAGCTTCAATACGCTGCATTAAAATCTCTAACTTCTCTTCTAATTTGGCGTACTTTGTCTGGTACTGTTCTAGTTGAACTTTAAGCTTAGCTACATCGTTCTGGTCAGAATTAGCAGCGGCCAACCATTCTTTAGCCATCTTTACAAACTTGGATAGTGTTCCTAGTTTGCGCTTAGCCTCTTCGGTTGCATTAGCTACCTGCTCTACAGTCTTAAAGCCAAGGTACTGAAACTCGCGCATAGCGGATCCAGTCATCATCGGCCATTCTGCAAGGGGGGTCCCTTCACTCACAGGCTCAGAACCAGCCTTAAAAGCCTGGTACTTTTCTGGATACTCTTGAATATCCTGCGGCTCAATGCGCCTTACTGTGGTATCTCCGCCTGGGACTTGAATGCTAATTGAAGGTATTTCATCAAAAATCGGACGGCCTTCTTTTAGCGACTTTTCCTCGTTCTCATTGTAAGCATAAAAGAATTGCACGTTCATTCCAGCATAGCGTTTTTTCTGCTGCTGCTGGCCTGACATTATGCTCTGCCAATCTATTTGTGCCATTGTCTAATCTCCATAAATAGGCATTAGTGCCTACTTATTTATAGCACTATCCTTCAATAACCGTCACTGTGTTAATAGAGCTGCCACTTGTTTGATAAGCTGTTATAGCTCCAGCCGGAACAAAACCAGCCTCAAAGCGTATTGTATTAAGTCCTGCTGTGCTTTTAAGTACAAAGCATTTATTGGTAGAAGTTGGAGTTATTCCAGTAAGAGTTTGCCCTTCTAATCCAATAGCTACATCAGCAGCAGAGTTGTTTTGAATAAGTAAAAAATTACGAGCACCATTAGCGGCTAGAATAGTAACGCTAGTAGCTGTAGCAATAGTAGGAGTTGCGGTTGTTGTATTGCCTGCAAAGCATGTCATAAATCACCTAATAAAGCGGGGGGATTGCTCCCCCCTATAAAGCTATACAGCCTTAGTAAACTTGAGGTAGTAAAAAGATGTTCCGTTTGATACCACTACAAAGCAGTTAGTATCAGTATCAGCATCTTTAACAATACCTACAAAACCAGTTCCTACAGTTGCAGGAGCGCCAAACGAAGTTGTTAGCTCTGCTGCTGTTGGAGTTGTATTGTTTACGTCATTGATAGCCATTTTTGTACGAACACCAGCGGCAGTAGCATCTACTACGGCAGGTTGCACCCCGTCGCATATCTGCACTGCATGCTCAGGTGGCATACCAAGGCCAATAAGATTAGTAACTGTTGGCATAAATCCTCACAAAAAGGGGGGTATTGCTACCCCCCATTTAGGTTAGTTCACTTTCAAGTGAGCAACCGACGCAAGCTCAACGGCAGCCGCAGGGGTTGTCGACGCAACTCCAACAACGTAAGCGATCTTAGTTGTTGAGGCATCATCAGCTACACCAGCAGTTGCAGTAGTATTAAGGTTGTTCTTAGCAACGTAGTTTGCAGCTACCTTGCCTCGAATCCCTGAACCTACTCCACCAGCATGAAGCCCGCCTACCCATACCCAAACGTACTCGTTATCAGCAACGGCTATTTGAGCCACGCCAATAAGAAGCCCCTGAGAGCCAGCGTTTGTAGTTGTTAGCATAGCAGCCTGACCATCAGCCTCGATTTTTACGAAAGCGTACTGGTCGATAGCTCCATCAGCCTGAACAAATACAAACTCACCCTCTACTAGCGAACCCTTAGCACCTACCGGAACCGGTAGTGGCAAAGTGTCTGCTGTAAAAGTTTTCTTATAATTAACACCAAATGATCCTACTTGTGACATATTCCTTCCCTCCTATTAAGCGTAAATTACACCCTGGAGAGCCGGAGCTGAGCAGCAGAGGTTTCCTTCAACGATAATTACGGTGAAGAAAGCATCCTGATCAATCGGACGATCCATAGTTGGTGTTAGCGGCTTAAAGTCAGCGCCTCGAACCATGTCAAAAGTCCAATACTTAGTATTGAGCAAACGACATGAATTTGTTTCAAGAACTGACGATCCAAATCCGCCATCGAATACGAAGTCGCATCCGTCATAGCTAAGAACGCGAAATCCAGCTACAGCCTTCTTTGTAGGAAGCTGAATGCGCTGAATAGCGGTAAGTGAGCTATGGAGATACTTCCACGCTGTGCGATCCATAAGACCCAAATCCGGTGCCTCAGAACCACGAGTTAAGCGGCTGATAACATCAGTAATAGTCTCCTGAACATTTGCAGCAGAAAGCGTTACGTTTGTAGCGTAGTTTCTAGCCCATGAGTTAGAAGTACGATCAATTCCGCCGTAAGTACCAGACGAAGGCGAAGTCGAAACGGCTTTCTTAATTCCATCAAACTCCAATCCGCCTGACCCAGTTCCATCGCCACGAAGGGAGGTGGATACTGTGTTCTTCAATCGCTCAATAGCTGCTTCCATCTTAGCCTCAGCCAAGTCAAGGAGAGCTGCCTCATCACGATTTGCACGACGCTCACGTCCGTTCATCGCAACAGGCTCATAGCACTGTTTAATCTGAAAACGGAAAGCTGTAAGGTCATCAATCGAGGACAAGTCAAAAGACTGGTATCCCTGATAAAATCCACCTACTGCTGCATCGTTATACATTACTGGCTTACGCAGCTCATAGCCGCCGCCAATCTTCTTGATTCTACCCTTCTCATCCAATACAGAAGTTACTGGGTTGTGATGAAGCACAACATCAGCAATTTCTTCTGATTGATCAAAGAGGGTAGATACTATTGCCTCTTCTAAATTAGCCATTTTAGTTATCCCTTAAAGTTTGCGGGATAACCTTATGGCTACTCTCCTACGAATCGCCGACGTAGGTTATCCCCTAGTGATTTTGATTGCACTCTGGGAGTCCCACTACCGGTGGAGCCAGATATTGATTTGGCAGCTTGCTTGGCCTTTTGAACGACCTGCTGCTGCTGTTGTATCGCCGGCTTTGCGGCCATTCTTTGAACGAGGCCGGAAAAAGTCGGATTGCCGTTTACTACGTAGTTGTATGCAGTCTCTAATACTTGCTCAGGGGAGGAATACCGCCCTGTAGCGTTAAGAGCCTGAACAACTGGAGCCATCTCAGCCTCTAACTGCGCTGCTGTTTCTGGATCTCTGAATAACGGCTTGTTACTCATAAATGAGTTTACGACCTGTTGATTGTAATACTCAAGAGCCTTTTTTTCCTGCTCTGATTGAATTGACTTAAATCGCTCATCAGCTATGCGTTCTGCCTCTTCCCTGGTTAGGTATTGAGCAGGGGCTTGTTCTTGAGGTTGGTGCTGAGTTAATTCCTCTAGCCTTACCCCATAAGAATCTAGCCAATCCAAGGCGGTTTCTACTGGATTGCTTTGCATAGCCTTATCCCAAGCTACTGCCCGCCTGGTGACATCAGCTATAGAAATACCATCCCTAGCGTACTCGTCTTCGTATTGCTTTATAGTTTCGTAAAGGCCGGAAGTTTGGCGTTTTAATTGTTCTACCTCCTGCATTTTTCGGCTATAGTCAGAACGTGTCTCATAAGCCCTACGGTTTAGATAGGATTGCAAAACATGAGCATTGGCCGGAGTAGGATTCAAGAACGCTTCTTTTTCAGCGGCATTCATATCCGCAGGTGGAGCCATTGGTGGGGTAACAGGAGCGCTGACCTTCTCAACCGCTACGGCCTCGCTATCGGACGGCTGCTCTGCTTGAGTAGCATTATCGCTACTTTCATTCTCATCATTAACGTTTTTCAACTGCTGTTTTAATGTTTGTCTGATAGACAAATTAGCTGGTTCTCGCTCTACAGTAACCTCAGTATCGGACGGATTTAAGGTTTCGTTATCTTCCATTTCTATACCTATCAATTATTTGGTTAGTTAAATATTTGGCCATTCTACGAGTGGATGCGCCAGACTCCTGATCTGGGATGTACCCTTTATCGTAGGCATCGCCAATTTCAATAGCTCCAGCAGCTTTATAGGCCGCCCTGAGCTTTGATTTACTGGTATAGATTTCCTTTGGATTAAGTGGATTACGCACCGGCTCCATCTCGTCTTGTATAAACAGGTCACGAGCATTTGAAGTGCGCTGCACTTTTTCTATTGGAACTACTTTTTTTTGAATCGGACAATATTGAAACAATTTATATTTATTGCTCATAAATCTATTTTAGCTAGCCACATTAGCGCCTTTAATCGCTTTATACGGTTATTTCGCTTGCGGGTAAACTCCTCTGCTTTGCGTTCAGCTTCTTGTAATTGCAGGAATGCTTGCATTTCCAACTGCCTTGCTGCTTCTACAGCTATGGCATGACGGGCCATGACTTCTTGCTGTAATTCCTTTATAGCCTGAACTGCGCGTTTTTGCTCGTCAATTTTTGCAGATATTTGAGATTCTAGCTGGACGGCCCGTAAAGATGCTTCTTCCATCTTTAGCTTAATTTCAGCTTTACGTAGGGCCTTTTGCTCCTCTATCTCAGCTAGTATAGCTGCTACTACTTCTGGAGAATCTACTGGAACCGGCGGTGTATCAATAGCCTCTAGTTCTTCTAATGTATCTGCGCCATATATAGCCTCGTAGATTAACTTTTTCCAGTTGCGTAATTCTCTGGACTTTTGCTCTACTTGTGGTCGTTTTTGCCTAGCTTTGAGTAGCTGTGCGGCAATTTCTTCCTCTTCTTTGGATTCTGACCGTTTGCGCCTATATCTGTTGAGAATGTCAGATGTATCAACAACACCAGAAGCTAGTGTAATCGTAGGCAAGAATATCTGCGCCGTGGAGGCCAGCAAATTAAGCGTAATTGTTTGAACGCCGCCTGCTTGAACTACGGTAGGAAGAAAGATTTGTGCAGTTGATTCAAGCCTATTAAGACTAATTACATTAGAAGTTTGCCTGGTAACTGTAGGCAGAAATATTTGCGCTGTTGATTCAAGCCTATCAAGAGTTATTACACTTGATGCTTGCCTAATTACGGTGGGATTGAAAGTTTGAGCAGTTGATTCTAAACGGTTGAGGACAATAGTTTGAACGGCAGCGCCTTCAATCGGCAAAGAGCCAATCTCAATTTGCGCCCCGTCAAAAAACCTCCTAGTTGCCATTTACCCCTCTGCTATTAAGAGAGTTGCGTTACCTGCACTACTTGTACTGTTAAATGCTCCTAGTAAGCTAATATGACTTGTATCTTGCAATTCAGGGATGCCGCCAAGCAATCCTCCAGTAATCATGTCATTTGTAAAACTATTATTTGTAGTATCTAAAGCTATTGCGCCTAATATCTTAAATAATGTTACGCCAAAATTTCCTGACGTTCCGCTGCCTGATGCTAAAGTAACGCTTTCTACAGACCTTGCTCCAGTATCTCCAGCGGCAAGGGGAAGTATTAACAGTCTTGCGGTCGAATTAGTTATACTTGTTCCAAATACTTGAGCAACTGTGGTTCGGCCTGATGTTCCTGCTTGATTAGTATACGAGGCTGTAACAGTGCTTCCTGCGCTACCAACCGCTGAATAAATTGTTAATCCTATCATTACGCCAACACCGCTTGTAAATCGCGTTAAAGCAGCAGTTGGAAGATTGGTAGTTTGAGTTAAAGCACTATTTCCATCAAGACCACCTTGATGCGACAACCTATCTATAATCAAGTAATAACCAATTACGCCTTGAGTGCTCGATCTTGCACCTACAATATAAGGCAACTCAGGGGAGTAGTTTGGTAAATAATAATTTAAAGCTGTAGTATTGGATTTACTTAATGCGGATGCTGTTGATGGTATTGCAGGAACAGCGCCTGTAGTTGGATCTATAACTCCTCTGTATAAATCATGCAATCGTGTGTTTGTGCCAGTACCTCCTGTTATTGTTGCATTAACAGAGTTTTGCTCCTGCAAGGCATTGTAAAAAGCACTGTAATTACTAAGAGCCATGTTATTTTTCTACAAAACTTAAACCGTAGGTTAGCTCCGGTGCAGTTGATGTGTTTGATAAAAACAAAAATGCTAAACAAGCATCTGTATCTATTTTAGGTATCCCTGGCAAACCAGTGCTAAAATCTCTAAATCCCATTACTCCGGCAGTTCCAATAGGAATATATGCTATTGGCTTTGCAATAGTTATTCCAAAGTCTCCGGCTGTTCCCGTAGTTGCGGTAAGCTTCACTTTTTCTACTGCTTGAACTCCTTTATCTCCAGCGGCTAGTGGGATTATGTAACCTGACTGAGCATTTCTAAATCCAGTACCTCCAATCGTTTGCGTAGAAGTGCGGCTTCCTGTGCCTGCGCTATTAGTGTATGTCATTGTAATGGTTGTCGCAGTTGCTCCAATTTGAGTATACACTTCGTAAAAAACGATATTTCCAACACCTCCAGTATTGCGCGTAAGAACTACGCTAGGGCTTGCACCTTGTACTGTCTGGTCAGCTGTAGATGTTCCGCTCAATCCGCTTATATGAAGCAGCCTATCATAAAGTAATAAAACGCCCGCAGCATTACTAGCGCCAGAAACTTGAGTTAACCATTTTTCTCTTGAACCACCAGGATTGGTAATAGGCAGCGCACCATTGGTGCTATTCGTTGGCACCGCTACTGCTCCAGGAGCCGCCCCGTTACCATGCGTTCCATCGTATTGCCACAATGATACATACTTACCAGCAACAGCAGCATTAGTAGCTCCTACCGCAGTTCCGTTAATTCTTGGAGTTTTATAAACAAATATATTTTCAGGAGTCCCGCTGTTACCGCCAGTGAATCGGTTAATCAGGTCTGATAAGTCGGTTATTGCTGCCATTTAGTTTCCGCTCCAGTTAATCCCACGAGCTATGCAATCGTCTTTCACCTGCCCAATAAATGCGGCCAGATTGTCGTAATTGATACCGGAAGACATTTCCATTGTGCCAAGATTACTAGCAAACGTAATGCTGATAGCTGTATCACTAGCTGTTACTTGCGCCGTCCAATCGGTTGCTGTTGAAATGTAGTTAAGTGTTCCACCAACAATTTCTACGATCATAATGCAAAGATTCCAGAAGCATTAAATTGAACATCAATGTTATTGCCGTTTGGCGTTACAGGTAAGCCGCTTGCCGCTACGTCGATATACATAATAAGAGGTGAGGTAGCTGCTGAGCCTGTATCTTTGTAAATGATAAGAGCTTCTACGCTTACTCCAGATACGGAAGTAAAGGTAACATCCGCTGCATCAAATACGCCGTTAGTGATAGTCTTAGAGGCTAATGTTTCTGCGGTGCCTACGATTGCAGAACTGGCAGAACTCCAGAACTCATCAGCGGAATTATAGGTATATGTTCCGGTGTCTATCAAAGCTATCTTGATAGTGTCACTGGGAATATCAATTAGAGCGTCAAGAAACTTCTCTTTTGCTTTAGGATAAATTGCATTTGCCATTAGCTTAACTCAATCCCGCTAGGATTGCCCTCTTCATCAAGTGTTATACGTTGTACTTTCACTTCTGGTTGTTCGGTAATTTCAATCGCTGTTGGATTACCGTTTTCATCAGTGATTATTTTGCCGGACTTTTTTCGGCCAGTCATACCGCCCATACTCATTAACTTAGGGCTAGCATTAACCTGATCCATCTGCATACGGATACGCTCTAACTGTTGTTCTGAAGCAAGACGACGCTCCTCCATCAGCTTTTCCGATTCTGCAAGACGAACTCTCATGTTGTCTAGCTCTAGCTTTTGAATATCAAGAATACCCTTCATGCGGTGAGCTTCTTGCTGAATTGCGTGTTTATCCGCATCGGACTGAGCCATCGCTTGTACTTTAAGGTTATCAACTTGAACAGCTTGACCTTTGATATTGATTTCTTGCTGGAGCAGTACAAGTTCTTGTTGCTTAACAAACTCCTCAAACTGTTGTTTTTGAACAGCAAGTTGAGCTTCAAGTTGGTCACGCTGTATTTTGAGTTGCTGGTCTTGGTAGGCGAGAATGTTTTTGTCATGCCTATCTTGGGCTTCCATTTGAGCTGTTTGTAGACGGGCATTAGCTTCCGTTTGTGCAATCTGCATCCGTCCTTGCATTTCAATGATCTTGGGATCTGGCGGTGGAGGTTGCATAGCGGCCTCTTCTCTTGCCTTGGAGATTTCACCAATCTGAGAAAGTGCTCCAGTAAACAAACCATCCAATTCTTTACCGCCTTTGTAACGCTTGATTACGTTCTGGAATAAGCTAATGCTAAACTCCAGCAGCGGTGGGTATTGCTCGATGAGTGCGCGCATTTGATTAAAAAACTCGCCTGCTGCCCCAAGCAACGCTTGACCTTCTTGTTGGTCTTGCGCTTGGTCGATTGCCACCATCGAGTCGGAAGCAATCTGAATACGGTAGTTAAACTGGTCATCATCCTTGTATAGCGTCATGATTTTCTTTTTCATGACGTCAATAAGTAGCGCAGGGTCTACGGGAGGCGGCATTGGTGGTTGCGCCTCTGGCGGCATGTTTGGGTCCATTGGAGGCGCTGGCGGCTCTGGTGGAATAAGCGGAGAAAGCACTTGTTCTGCATCGCCGCAGTTCATTATCTTAGCTTCTTCAAACTGGTCCATAATGATGGTACCAAGGTTGCCGATAGCGTCTGAAATAAACTTAGTGAACATGTTCTGACGAACAATAAGACCAAGGGACGACCAAGCGTTTTCCAGTCTGTTAGCTGTAGCCGTTTTGTACTCTGCACTTGTGCCACGCAAAAGGTCAGATACTTTTAGGGTTTCATAGAGCTGTTGAAGCGCTGTTTGTCTTGCGGTCTGCAAAGTTTGCAGGGCGTTAACGTATGGTTCGATTGGCATAAACTCTACGGCGTTCTGCAAACCACCACGACCTTTATGACTGTTCCAGTTAATAGTTGGAATCATCTTTAGGTCGCCAATCATTAGCTGCTCTACTTGAGCGCCCATGGATGAGTCATAAAGAGCATTGGTACGAATAGCCTGAGTAACGGCGTGAATACGAGTGGTAAGCCGCTCAATCTCAAGGATTTGGTCTTTGCAGTGAGTATAATCAGATACAGGTATAACTGAGTCTGGGTCTACGTTCTGAGCAATTACTACACATGGAAAAAACTTCTCAAACTCGATAGGAGGTTCCGACTTCGCAAGCAAAGCCTTTTCGCCCGTCGTTTGAATCCAGTAAACCTTTTCCGACGTCTTGCACCAGATTTCATAAACCTCAGCCTTACCCTCGTATTTTTCCCTGTCCCTGTTAAAATCCTTCTTTATAGCCTCTGGGAAACTATCGTAGTTGAGGCCGTTGGCTAGTTCTTTGCCAAATAGCTTTTCTGCCTGGTAGCGAGTAAGGAAAGCACGTCTAGCTCTCCACTCTACTTCAGATTCATTTCTAGCATCTGAGCAAAGGTAATCGTTGTATTGAACGATGTCTAAGATTGACGCCTCATCATCCTTAACTTCTACGTTTACAGGGACGATAAACGTGTTGCCTGGACCCTGCTTAACTACGTCCATTGGCCCTTCGTAGGTTTCGCCGTCTACATCGACTAGTTTACCTTCGTCATTGGCGAACAGAACCATCTCCTGCTCGCGCTCTTCCATTTCAAAGTCGTACCTAGCCCAAAGTACTGCCTGACCAGTTAAAAGGAACTGTAGGGCTGCTGAGTATCCTACCTGGTCAAAATTAAAGCTCATATCCATCTGGTACTGGATATTGCGTTCAAGAATAACAGCGGAAGCCTCGTGCATTACACCGCCGCTACGCTTACGAAGCATTACTTCAGCCTTTGGAGTAGAACTGTAGTAGGCAGGTAAAAGAGTATTAACGCAGTACCACCATACGTTAAGACGGCGTTCTGTATCCCGTAAAATGCCTACATCTTTCTGAGCATTATAAATCCTAATAGATTCTTCTGCTGCTTCAATGAACTTCTTGCGCCGCTCTTCTGCTAGAGTGATTTGGCTTTTCCAATATGGTCCCGTATAGAGTTCAATGAGCGGTTTGATTTTCATATTGTTGGTCTGTTAGCTCTAGCTCGCATCTGGGCGATATACGCCTGTAGCTTGATAATACCTTTGTTTAGCACTTCTGGTGGTTGTTCCCACTGACTATCGATCAAGCGAGCCTTACACAAATACCTAAGGGCGTCGCAGGCATGGTCATTACCTGTGCTATCTGCATCTTCTGGCTTGCGCTTATCCATGGCAAGAGCGGGAAGTGTTTCAATCAAATATGGACAGGTAGCGAAAATATACAATAGAGCAGGCTTATTAACCAACCTCTGTCTTATCTGCGACCACCCTGAAATACGGTCATTGTCGGCTGGCCTGAACGCTGGGTGTTTGTATTTGGAG